CCCCATTTTGTTTCCTCCTTGTTCATGGTGGGGTTTTTACACCCCACACAGAGGTTAAATAATTAAATTAGAAAGTAACTGCAACTCCACATTGTGAAGGACTGCTAATAGTTACCCCATACCAAGTAAACATCCTAAACCGGAAATTCATGGTAGCAATATCACCATCATATACCATGTAAAGTTTGAGGCCATTGGACATGGTATCTGTGATAACTTTCATACCATCATACTGTTTAAAGAGTTCAGCTGGAATGGTTCCACCAATAACTTCAACAGCTGATTTGTCCCAAAAGAGATTGGTTTTCTTACTAGCATCAATATTGAGGCGAGTAAGGGTGGCCGCATTAAGAATAGCTGTATGAATATTGGCATAAGCAGCCTGAAGTACAGTGATACCTGCTTGATCCGCTGCAATGGGTTTGGGATAAATTTTAATATGTGTGCCATCAGTTAATTCAATGACTGAGAAAGTCATTGCCTGACCTGTATTAACTTTATCACCAAGACCAACTGCATTAATATTGACGGCGGTATTCTGTAGTGTAAATTTATCACCAACTGTTACTAGTGAAGAATCGTTGACAACTAATGAAGCTTCACGGTAGTCAACATTCGTCACAACACGAGTGGTAGCATTCACAGTACCACCTGAGGGAATGAATGCCTGGTTACCAGTAACTGTAACAGCAGGATCGGCACCACCTGTAAGATTGGGCAGAAAAGACCCAACATAAACATCAAATCCCGCGATGTTCTTACCGATTTGGCCATTCTTCCATACTTCTGCCGGACGTCCTTGAAGCGTCTGACGAGCGGCCAAGTCAGACCCAAAAGTAAGGTTGTCACGGTCATTAATCATGAAATACCGTTGGGTTTGATTACCTTGTCGTTCATTCAAGATGGCTTGAGCTTGAGCGATAAACTCATAACCACTTGTAACATTTGACCGATAAAACAATGAACCTTGTAGGGTAATGGCGTTTGCTATATCAGTATTTAACTGAGAAGCTTGACGCATACCAGATTGAACTGCCCTGCGTTCCCAAAAACGTTTATCCCTGAGGTCATCAGCACGCATTTGAACAAAATCATTGTTAGGGGTTCCAATAACAGCCGGGTAGGTTTCTTCAATAATTCCAGTTTCAGAACCTGTCAAGTCCCAGCCAGAAATCACAGGGGCATGCTGTTGAACAGGATACCAGATAACATTACTGGTATTTTGCATTGTGCCCCCTTCGGGCTCATGAAAATCAACAAGTGGAAGAAGATCCATTTGATGTTCATAAGTATCCTTAAACTTCTCAAACATTACTTCGGCAACTTTGCCAGTAGATAGAGCCATAATTTTTTCCTTTCATATAGTTATATTTACCATGAAGAAGTGTCAATGCCAGCGGTTCTAGCAGCCTTTTTAGCATTATAAGCAGCTTGGGAATTTCCTTTAGAATGAGCTTCTGAATACTTTTTCTTGTAAACCCGTTCTTTTCCAGAAATAGCACCATCACCACCGCTGAGTTCACTTGCGGGAACAGGCGCATTAGACTTTCTTTTTGTGGTAGATAAGATTTTTGCTTTTTGTTCGCCAATAAAAGCTGTTGCTTTTAGGCCAGTAGAGTCTTCAGTAAGAAGAGTTATTAGTTCACCACGAATGGCTTTATTCCTACCAAGCATATACATAACTTTTTCAGACCCTTTGCCTAAAATTGAGATCATCTGATCAACAATAATATCGCCAAGACCTGGTTTAACTGCTTCAATGGAGTTTCTTAATACTTCATCCGTTTGTCTGTAAGTATCTGCAGAGATGCCATTTTCTTTAATGAGCTTACTTGCTCGTTCATAATGGCTTTCAACAGCATCTTCAAGCGCTTTTATCGCTTGTGTTTGTGTTTCTTTTACACTTCTTTGCCCCTGTACAACAGATAACTTACTTTCAATACGTTCATCCTCATATTTATCAAGAGCTTTGTAATACTCCTCCAAGGTTTCAAAATCAGTTTCCCTAGGTCTAGCTAAAACTTTGTCCTTGGGTTGGACAAATTTTGCCTTTTTGAGATCTTCAATTTCTTGCCGAAGCTTTTCAATCTCAGAATCTCTATCCCCAATTTTTCCTTTTAATTTCCGCTTAGCACGGATATGAGCACTAACTGGCATGACATCTGATGTGTCCTGGTCATCCACATCTTCTTTCATCCATTCAGGCTCCCCAAGTGTATCTGGGTTATCATCATCAACAACAACATCATCGTCAACAACCTTGTTATCAACAACCTTGTCATCAACAACCTTGTCGTCAATAACCTTGTCGTCAATAACCTTGTCGTCAATAACTTCTTCAATAACTTCTTCAACCATTTCACCGTCTTTTACTACCAGAACTTTACCCATCATTTTTCTCCTTGATGTGAGGTCCTTGTGTTAGCACAAGTACTTACGTTTAACCAGTTCGCCTCTGTTGACCCTCTTTACCAAATTTAAGTTCTTTTAGTTTGAGGGCATTATCAATCTGTTTACCAAAAACTTCAATTTTTGACATGTCAACTTTAATGCCTGATTCTCTCATTTTAGCTAATGTTTCCATACGTTTTGTTTCTGCATTAAAAGCATCAATAGAAGCTTTTAATTTATTATTCGCATCATCTAATTGCATCTCTATTCCCATACGTTTTTGCTCAAGCAAATCGGCATCTCCTTTCTTATTTTCTGCTTGGGCTAATAAAGTAGCAGCATCTGGTTCTTTTGGTTTATCTTGCATTTGTTTCATAAATTGTTCTTCTTCAGGAGTTTGTGGTTTCCTGATACCCATCATTACAAGTTGTTTGTTAACATAGTCTCTAATATCACTAAACTCAACCCCATCAACAAGGGCCAGTATCTTAAGCTGAAGAGCTTTTCTTACAGGATCTGCAGGGTCCATTTGCATCATCAGCATTTCTAACCTATCAATCGTTTGTTCTTTCTGACTGGCATAACTAGGACCTATTTGAGAATAAACTTCAAACTCCGCTTTTCTTAAATCATTTGTAGTAATTATGTCACCAGTATGTTTATCAAGAATAGTATCCATTACTTGGGTTTCTTTTTTAGTACCATCAGATAGCTCAACTTGAACTTTTCTTGGTGTATCTATAACCTCAGAAGCCATGGAAATCCAAACTTCACCATCTCTACGTTTCGCGTGTTTCATATGAGTTTGGAATCTCATTGATTGGCGCTCAATTCTGGCCTCCAATTTTTGAACAGCTTTACCTGAAATATCTGGTTCAGCAACTTTATCAGGAATCCCAGGATTAGCTACATCAGTAGCAGCCTCTCTTGTCTGGGCCAATACCAAAGGAAGAGCTGAAGGCATTTGTTGATCCGGCATAATGCCTATACTTGATAATGGAAGTTCTTCACCATCTGCTGTCTTTCTATTCATTAATAGGTATGGATATGCATTGTCTATGCCACTTTCTGAATACATATCCTCAAAGCCCTGAATCTGTTCTGGCCAGAATATTGGTTTTTGTCTAGGTGATCTTGAAAGAATATCACCCATATAAGAGAATGCAAAATTTCTGAGGCGTTGTGGATCTTTAGTTAGTCTTGTTATGCCTTCCCAGTACTCTTCTCCTTCGACTACAGCATGCTCCCCGTAGCATGGAATTACTGGAATATGTTGTCCCGCTATTCTTTCTTTCTTTAAAATTTCTGCTCCTGAAGCTATATATCTATAAACAATATTTCTTTTAAACTCTCTTTCAGAGACTATTGAATAACCAGTTTCAAGTAAGTCATCCATGACCCCCTTTAGGTCAGATTCTCGTATTTCAAGAGTCTCACCCATTGGATCTTCCATTGTAAGTACAGCATCTTTAACTTCTTCAACATGATAAAAACTTGTAACATAGATGTTTTTGCTTTGCCCGCTTAACCAAGGAAATGTGAAGGATTGTTCTGGTTGTTTAAAAGAATCTACATTTATAAAATCAAGTTCTTCTCCAGTCAATTCTTTTACCAGTGCTTTATACCCATCTTCTGAATATGCCACTAAAACAGAACAATATTTTGCATCTGATTTATCCAAAAGTTTTGAATTTGGGTCCCAAAATACAGTATTGTTAGCCTCAAAAATTGGTTTACGAAGAATAACTTGTTTATCATTATTGATACTTTTACTTTCATATTTAGTATACAATAACCAAGCACCGACTCCACAAACAACATTCTCTGTTTCAGCATTCTCAAATGCCTCTATAGATGTATTCTTTTGAAGCCCTGCTCTATATAGTCCATCTGCAAGTTCTGCTGAGTCAGTTCTAGTTTCATTTATTGGAACAAAATCTACTTGAACAGGATTAGCACTTAGATCAGATAAAATTTGTCTCCCAGCTCTTCGCAATATATCAAATTCGCCACGGTATGCCAATTGAGAAGACTGAAGAACATCATCATCCCACTGTGTTACCCAATAGAATACAAGATCATTTGCAGCCCGTTCTCTAGGAATTTGATTAGCCGCAAAAGCCTTCTCATGCATTGTTTTTAACTGCTTAAGGTTAAGACCCATATCGTCTCAGAGCTCCCCGTTTTTGTTGGTCTAGGTATGTAGAACCTATAACTCTTATTGGTGTAGGTCGTCTTGCGTTTCCTATAGATATTGCTTTTGGAACTTTCCAAAGCATTTTAACACAATCTGCAAGATTAGGAGAATCAATTTTAAATTTAGACTTCATCTGTGGTTTAGAATATAAATCTAGCATGC